CGCTGGGGTTTGATAAGTTAAATGGTGATGTGAAAGACTCTATTATTTTGTTTGAACAAGAAGCCAGAGAGCTGTACAACGAATTGCGTGGTTCCGGAATGTCTAAACAAGATGCACGGTTCTGGCTACCACAAGCCCAAGCAACTGAATTATATGTGGCTGGCAACTATCAGGCTTTTAAAGACTTTATTGCGCTTAGAAATACTAAACATGCGCAGAAAGAAGTGCGCGATGTAGCTGCAGAGATTGAAAGACAATTGCAAACAATTGCACCGATTATTTTTGGTGAACAAAATGCCTCTATCTTATGAAGCACGATTACTACTTAACCGTCTGTGCGAGAAAACTAAACGTAGAAAGGTCAAATCGTTATAAAATCTAATCTCTCCGTGTGAAACCTCTCAGCCCCAGTAATGGGGCTTTTTTTTATGAATACATCCGTGTACCCATGCCATCAATGATTAAAACCTTTTTGCGCGGTTTGTCTGTTGGCGCATTAGGTATAGATATATGCACCCATGAATCGAACTCGCGTATAAGCTGATCAAATTCAATGCCTGAAATCAATATCTTTTTGATAATTTGGTCAGGCGTTAATCCATTAACTTTAATATCAGCTGCGCAACCAAAGCAATGCTGGCTAGTGGTTTGGCCTTTTACGCCTTTGTTCACTTCGGGCGAACGATAACCAGAATTAATAAAAATTGGCCTGCCTAACACATCACGCACTTTTTCCAACAATTCGGCTAAACGTTCAAGGTTTAACAATGCTGTGCCTGTAGGCTCATTGCTAATGCTATGACGCAAAGCGTAATCACTAACAATAAGTTCTTCAAGCGTAAAGTGTTTAGACAAATACATTGGTTACGTCTATCCATTTCAATACATCAATAATTAGTTTCACAACATCTTGCAAGATTAATTCCATTACTTTTTACCTCTGTCAGCCATGATAAACAACGAAGCCGCCAAAGCCGACAATGCGGCTTGTTGTGCTTCTGAAAAGTCAAAGCCAAATGCCGCACCAACGGCAAAAAAACCTAACCACGTTGATTTTTCACTTAACCATGATTTAATCATTTGTTTCTCTTTTTGTTTCTATCAGCCGCCGCAAAATCACGGCCTACGGATTGTGGGATGCCGACTTTTTTAGCAAACTCTGGATTGTTGGCGACAGCTTGCATTAAATGTTCTTGAGATTTAGATTTTGAGGGCATTATTTATTCCTATTTTCACTTAATAAATCAGCAAGCGTAAACGCACCTGCTGTGCTGGCTAATAAGCTTGAGCTATTTGTTCGTAATGGATCAAAAGCAGCAAATCTTGACCTTAATCCTGGCGTGTTACCAAGTAAATTCTTTGCATCTTGCAAAGAATGACCGCCATTTTCAAATATATCAACTAAAAACTCATCCGACGGTGATGGCTTTGAAAATTGTTTTTTTATATTTTTTGAATGATCGGAAAAACGCAATTCAACATCGCTTATTGCTGGCTTGCCTAAATAAGTAGTATATGGGTCAGCATTTAATGTTAAATAAGCTGAATTTGTTGATTTTGAAGGTGTATATTTATAATTTATTCCTTTGTCTTCTAAATATTTTGTAAATTCCAACAGATTGCTTTTTAATTGTGTCGGAAACCCTTTAATATTTTGATTTTTTAATGCTGTTTCATAGATGTCTGGATCTGTACTAGAATCAATATCATACCCAATCGCTTTGGCCCTGCTTTCAGGTGTTCCGCCTTGTAAATTGGCGTTTTCAAGATTATATTTTTGCAGACTAGGCGTTTCCATTGCTAGAGCATTGATTTCGTACTGCGCCATTTCCTCTGGTGACAATTTGCCTTCTTTTAAATATTTTGAAAGCAAATTAGCATTTAAATTTTTAATACTTCCTAAAGTTCCAGCGCCGCTAGGAGCAAAAGGCATGCCACCAGTCTGCATTAAACCAGCTAAATTTAAAGCCGCTTCGGCTTGTTGTTCAGGCGTATATCCTGCTAATGGATTAGGGTTGTCATATTGTTCAGTTAGTCCAGCAACAGTATTGACATTATTTCTAAACACATTTAATCCGCGCCGTGCGGCTGTAATTGGATGATTAATAGTGCTTAAAATAGCGCTATCGTTTTTGCCAAAATTCTGCGAACGCAACAAATCAGCTAAAGAAGCCATTATTTACCCCTTAACAATTCAGCTAATGAATTAGCTCTATTAACAATCTGTGGATATTCATCGCCAAACATAACGTAGTTTGATGTGCCGCCGCCAGTTCTTGAACCTTGGTCTAAGTATTTGATGCCTGGGATGCCTAAAGAGTTTAAATAATTAGATGCATCTTCTACTGGCCCTAATCCGCTTTGATTAAATTGACTTGGCTCTGGATAATTAACAATAAATTTACCATTATCAGTTTCTACAAACGGTTTAAATTGATCTTTTCCGGTGTAACCTTGCTTGGCTTCTGTAAAATAATTTAAAGCATCTTCACGATTATCAAATGCTTTCTTGCTCATAACTGGTGTTTTTTCTCTAGCTACTTGCTCAATTTGTTTATAAATCTCATGACCACGTTGACCACCATAATTAGACAATAAATTTTTTATGTAATCACTTTGTTGGTCAAAAGGCTTATCCCAATCCAGCAAATGATGCTCACTTAGCGGGTCAGCAGATTCTCTAGCAGCATCAGGCCATTGAATGGATGTTTCGTAGATTGCGCCATGTGTTCCGGTTTTTACTGCGCCAGAATCTTTTAACGCTTGCAATTTATCAACAATGTTTTGGCTTTCTTTTAAATAATACTCATAGTAACCGCCTTTTTCAGCGTTTTTGATGTAATCATTCAAAGCAATTTTTGATTCACTTAACGCCTTGTTTATATCGCCATGATAAGCAATCAAATAGTCATCTAATTCGGCATCGCCTGTTGTGCCTATTCTTTTATTTGCATTTATAAGCGTTTGACCATTTACATCGGTTTTTCTTGATAATTCGTCCCTATATTCTTCCGCAACCTTTGGATTTTCAGCAAAATAAAGACCATGTCCATAAGCTTGAGCGCCTTCGCCTGTGCCGATTTTAGACATATCAAAGCGGTCAAACTTATGCGGTGTGCCGTGGTAAGCCTTTATAGCTCCAGCCATCGGCGACATATAATTCAATGCTCGCTGTTGCATATAAACAGGGTTTTGTAGCTCTTGCGTAGTCGGCACATTGCGTTCAACATTAGCCATCAGCGCATCAGCAAATCCTTTGGCACGGGGGTAGCCGCTTGATAAAGTTTGCCCAGTTTCTTTGATGTGTTTAAGTAAATCAGCCAAAGAAGCCATTATTTACCCCAATACAAATGATTAATAAAAAACCCACCAACTGAAACAATTGCGGTCACTGCAAATGCTACACCACGCACAAACCCTTGCTGGCTTTTCTGAATGTCGCGGACTTCTTCAAGAATTTTTTTAATATCTTCGATGCTTTCTGTTTGGGTGTCTTGTTGTTGCTCTATCTTTGCAACTCGGCAATTAATATCAGGCATAGTTATCAGCTCAAGTTTTTAAGTTTATAAATAGTTTTCAAATATAGATCATCAATAGAGTCCATCAGGTTCTCTAATGCTGGCAAACCTTTTGTGCATTTGCTTCTATATTCATTCAACCACATAACTTCCTTGGCTAAGTGTTTCACTATGTCATTAGGTGGTACGGCTTTAACATCTACAGCACCAATAAGACCAAATGCGCCTTGGTATGCTTCAACTAAACTGTCTACAAGCTCAATTAAGCCATCGTAGAATTCACCCAGCGCCACATGCTCGGCATAAGACTTTGTACGCCAATGTTGAAGGTGCGCAGCGTTACGGCTGGCAAATGTTTTTGCGACTAATTGTTCAATCATAGTGTCTTTGCCAGTTCAAAGAGTGAAGTTAGATATTCAGGCGACCATGCTAATGCTGTGGCTATATTCTGAACCATAGGATTGTATTTTTCTACGATAGCTGAGTAATCCCACCAGATTAGCTGTTCACGAGTTGTAATCAATGCTTCAACATCGTCAAGTTGATTTTCTTGCAGTAAGGCTAGACGGCATTGGCGCATAGATACAGTAATTACTTCTACAGACGTTTGCGGTGATGGTGGTGCATCTGGGTATTCCGTTGTTTCACCTGTAGTTACATCTACTTCTATTCTCATTGTTTTATCCTTCGTACAAAATATTGACAGAACCAGCATCGAATATATCTGTGCCGTTGAGTGTATAAATACCAATTCTATCGAGAGTCCCTGACACAGCAACAACGCCGGAGGTGGTGCATCCATAAACATCATTTGATAATGAAATCGACCCCGCGCCAGTCCAAGTATTAGTTGATGGGTTTAGTAATGTTAATACAAAGGAACCGTTCCTCAGTGCCGATGCCGTTTCACCACTAGCTACACTAAGATTGAAACCGTAATTTAAATTGGCACCGGAATTACCAGAAGATGAATATCTAAAATTGAATCCTAGATAACCTAAAGGCTGTAACGAACCTGATCCAACTTGCAAACCAATACCTGATGAGCCATTTGTGCTGATACCATTAAACATCACGGTAATGCGCTTTACCCACGTTGGGATTCCGGTAAAGACAATCGCTGTGCCGGATGTTGTATTTTGTGACGTAGATAACGCCATTCTTGGCATTGCCACGCCGCCTTGTTGCATGGTTGCGCCATTGATGGTTGTTCCTGTTATTGTTCCGACAAAAGTACCACCGTTTAAAATTGATTGCGGAAGATTTAAAATAACAAAATCAGTACCATCGTAAACAATGTCACTAACTTGATTTAGAGCAAAGCTAGACGCAACTTTAGTTCCGGTTGAATCATACATTTTTAACGACTTAGCGCCTAAGCCACTAATGTTAATTGTATTAGTCGCTGATGATGCCGCGTTAAATGTAACGCTAAACTTTTGCCCTGCTGCATAAGCAGTAATAGCAGGATTTGGCGTTAATGTATATGTGCCAGAAACGCCGCCAGTGGTGAACGCCGTCCATGTCTGCGATTGAATACCGGCCTTAGTGTTAGCGTTAACGCCAGTGGTATCAAAAGACGGGTGAGCAGGATCTAGGAAACCGTAATAAACAGTCGCTAATGAGCTGTCTAACACGCCACTATCAAGCGTTAAGGTAACTGTAGTAACACCCAAGGCGTACACTGATGCGCCGTTAACTGTGCCGTAGCGGTCTGTACCTGATACAGTGGCCTTGACACGTCTGCCGTTGTCAAATGTCGCTGTAGCATCGCCAGTCACGCTGAACTGCGTGGAATTGATATAGGCAGCAGGGCCAGCGTATAAAACCCACTCTGAAATAACGGGTGTGGCTGTATCGTTAACTCCTGAGATGTTGTCAATTGTGCGTATTAGGTTGCCCAACGAATCATTCAAAACCGCTTTATATGCTACGCCAGTTGGCAGCCATATTGGATTTGTCGGCTCGCCACGGGTGTTTAATACAACAGGGTTAGTGTTAACTGTTGAGCCGGTAGATTCGGTGTAGACGGTAACTGGTGTCGATGTACCAGCTAGATACCAATAAACAAGGCCGCCGGATAGTGGCAACCCATTGTTATCAAGCTGTGCATCGTTGAAAAGCGGCGATAATTTAACTGATGGCATTTGTTGCCCTCTCGGCAATAAGTTTTAATAATTTTATCATTGTTGGCGGTATTGTTGAATAGCACCATATAAAGCAGCTCGTCCGGCTGGTGTACTCATATCAATAGGCCCTGATAATTTGTATTTTCGCATTAACTCTGCCGCATATTTAGGATCAAGTTCAGCTTTAGCTAATATTTGCGCTATATCTTCGGTTCTGCCTGTTACATTTGACAAACTTTTCGTTACAGGTTTAATCATTCCAGCCAGTAATCCAGCTTTTTCCGGCATATCAGATCCTGTTAAACCTCTAGCTATATCCTCAGCTATCAATTGATCCATTTTAAGATTTTGAGCAGTATTTGAGCCTCTAGCCATGCCTTGAGACATTCTTTGTCCAGCAGAAGCGCCTTTTTGTGCGTTTTCTAAAATAGAAATTTGGTTAGGTGATAAGTCTTTTAATAATTTCTCATTAGTTAATCTGCCGCGCAACAATGCGCCGGATAAAGGATAGATTTCTTCTTGAGCGCCTGTTGCATTGCTGATAATTGGTGTTTTATTTGTAGCTTGATTAATCAATTTTTCAGCCGCTTGAGATTGCCCAAGCTGGCGCTGTGCGATTGCTTGAGATTTTAAATATTTTGCGGTGTCGGGTTCGGCATTAGTCAATGCATTTGCTAATTCCTTTTTAACAGCTTCTAATGATTTTCCCGCTTTTTGAATAGCCAAAGATTCGGCATCGTCATATTTACCGCGCAATGCTTCATCAATGTATTGCTTAAAATTATAAACTTCATTGAATCCAACATCGCCTTGAGGTATTTTTTTAGAAATAGCATCTAAAGCAGATTCAACAGCTGGATTACCTTTATGTTTAGCTAATGATTGTTCGATAGATGAAACAACATTGCTTGTATCAACAGGTAAATTACGCTCTCGCATTGGTTGCAACATATCGGCAACCAAATCACTTGCAAACGCTTGTTTTTTGGCAATACTTGCATCAGAACCAACAGATTTATTAATGTAATCTTTTAATGCTTTTGCGTTATCAAAAACACGATTGGATAATCCTGTTGGCGCAACATTGCTTGTTTCAACGAATCGAGCCAACCCAGAAATGCCAGCATTGCCCGCTATATCAGATGTTCTAGGCATAAAGCCTTGAATCGGTTTTAAATTTGGTATTTGCCCGCTTTCTAATAAGCGTTGTACTGTTTCAGCTTCATCACCTGCTTGGCGATTAAGCAAGCGTCCTGCCACAGGCTCTAGTTGATTTCCTAGCGCTTGACCACCACGGACAACAGTTCTACCAACTGGAGAAACCATGCTCATAATAGACGACGAGCCTAAGCCCCCAGCAGCATTAGCCGCCAACTGTTGCCATAACGGCAATTCCTGTTGCTTTGCATATTCACCCGCAGCAGCGCCCGTGCCTGTTGAGATTGCTGTTCGCAAAGGCATTTCTGCGCCAACGGTTTTTAAAACGCTTGGCGCAGCTCCAAGAGCCTTTAATAACCCTGCGCCGCCTAAACTTCCAGCCGCCATTCTGCCAAATTGCATTGGCACTTGTTCTGGCTCTGTTGGCTGTGGCAATCCAAAGTAATCAGCTAACTGCGCACCATATTTTTGAGTATTAATTGATTCAGGTGTAATACTTTCAAATTTAGGCTTCCCCGTTACTCTTGATGACAAGCTAGGCGCAATGCCACCTATAGTTGACGCAAAGTTGTAAAGCCCTGCGGGTATTCCTGCAACGCCTTCCATGGCGGCTCTACCTGCTAAGCCAGCATAACGACCATAATCAGATTGCGGTTCTTGTATAGCTTGCGTTGCTTGCGGACTAACATCGGCAAAAAAATCATCAACAGAAAGTGTTTTAGCTTTCTTTGGAGTCACATCAGAAAAAAAATCATCAGCTTTCATTAGTCTACTCCATGCCAAATTTCATTCGTGCAATGTCTTTAGCTTCTTCTATATCAAGCTGACCATTAGCTACAGCCGCTTTTAACTCATCGGCTGATTTATAATCACCATATTGACCAACATCTTGAATAATGTTTTTAGGATTCAATTTGTTTCTTTCCGCAGTTTCTTTGTAATGCTTATCAAGCTTTAATTGTTGGGATTTTGAAGCTTTATAAACATCTTCAACAGCCGCTTTAAACTCTTTAACTTGCGAAGCCGTCAAGACTTTCCCGTTTTGAATTTCATTCATAAAATTAGAAGCTTTGTCCAGCTTTCCAGTTGCCGCCAATGCCATACCTAATTCTGATTCTCTCACAACAGAGCCAGGGTCTAATAGCTTCATGTAAGCCGTTGCTGCTGCTAATGTTGCTGGTGCTGAATCCTTAGCTTTATCAAACAAAGTTTTAGTTTTTTGATACGCTTCAGATAATTCTCTAAAAGGCTTAGATTGCGCTTGATATTGCGTGGCTTGATGTTGTTCGCGTTCAGGTATTTTAGATTGTTGCTCTATTTCTGTTTCAGCTTCTTTTCGTTCAACAGCGGATGGAATAGGATTAAAAACGCCGCCATTAGCTGTAGATTCAATCTCATTAATAGCGGCTTGATCGCCTTGATTAGCTCTAGCAATAAGCTGTTTTTCGTATTCAGGTGTCCAATTTGCTGTAGGCACATTTTTAGCTTGTTGGCTTTGTTGTGCGCCACCTAATAAACTATCTGCTTCTTGCGGCGATATATGGCCTTGTTGAACCAATTGGGCAATGGCCTTAGCTTTATTAACACCATATTGTGTTCCGACATCATATTGACCAGGTTTTAATTGTTGTCCATTAATCTCAACATTGCGCCAACCTTGAGGAGTCCATTCAGCAATACCTGCTGCGTGTGTTACTGGTGGATGATACTCAGCGCCACCTGTCGCGCTTGATGCCAATGATTGCAACTGTTGTTCGTCAATGTATTCATTGACGGGCAAACCTAAAGCGCCTTGTAAATATGGTTTATGAGCATCAATTGCTTGCTTAATAAATGCATTTCTTTGATTCTGGTCTTGAATACCTGACTTATTTAATTGACCTAATACATTATTAGCCAATGTCCCAAGCACTTTTTGTTTACGCAGCATCGCTGTGGTTGCTTCGTCTTGTGCTTGTGCTTCATATAATTGACGCTTAGCTGGCGCTAATTGCTCAGCTTCAGCCATTTTCATTTCGTTAAACCTTTGTTGTTGCTGACTGGCTTGCATCCGCATAGCAGATTCGGCTAAATCAGCAATCGACTCAGGGCGGTTAGTCATGTAATTTGGTATCTGTAATTCAGCCATTATAAAGAACCCCATCCAGCGCCATTATTAAACCCAAAACTTGACTGACTCCAGCCAGACGGGACATTTGTTGCAGCGCCACCGCCCATACGGCTTGCTCCGCCTAAAGCTCCAGATCCAGATCCTGCCAAGCTTGTTAATGTACTGCCTAAAGCATTGGCAATACCTGTATACATATTGGCTTTATTTTGACCTTGAGCCAAGGCTAATGAACTCATATTGTTACCATAGTTAGAACTAGCGCCAGCCAACCCTTGGCCCACGCTTAATGCGGCATTGCCTTGCATACCTGCCGCAGACTGGCCGTTATTAGCCATTGTTTGAAGGTTTTGAAATTTTTGTTGATTACGACCAAAAGCATTGCCGTATGCATCTTGCGCTCGTTGCCATGCGGCTTGATAGCCTGTAGATGCTTGGCCTTGTGCGTAATCGTTAATCGCTTTTAAGTTAGCGCCGGATAATAAACCGCCTCTAGCTGCCGCCGAGCGATTAACGCCTTGTAGCCCTTGCTCAAGCTGGAATTGATAACCTGGTGTGGCTTGTAGTTCTTCAAGCGTATTCACCATAGGCGTATAACCAACATCTTGTTTATATTGGTCTATGCCATAATTAGCTAAACCGCCTTGAGGAATGTTAGCGCTTTTATAGTCAATTGTGGGTGTTGCAAGCCCCATACCATAAGCTAACTCATCAAGCGCATTACTGCCGACCTTTGCATAAGGATCAATGTAGCCTAACGCTTCTTTTTTGCCTTGTTCTAATGCTGCTTTAGTTTCTGCAAATTGCTTCGCTTGGATTGCCGCCGCTTTTTTATTTGCGCTTGCATTTGCACTACCGGCCATTGCTGAACCTGCTGCCGACATTACGCCAGCGCCGACCACTGCTGCTGCTACCATAAAACCGCCTTTTGTCTCCCGACAATAGTTATCACCTATTCACCAATCCACTTTGTATAGTAGATTTCAACAGGCTCAAATTTTAAATATTTAAATAGTGAACTAGCATCGGCGTGGAGTTTAGTGCCAACGAACCATCTATCTACGCCTCTCCGGCGCAACTCCTTTTCAACATACTGGAATAATTTAATTCCTAGTCTGCCATTTCTCAAGTCCTTGCGAATATAGAAAATGTCCATATTGCAGGTAAGGCAGGTTGCGTAATGCAAACCCGGTTGGATGAATCCAATAAAATAACCTACGATTATACCCGATTCTCTAGCTGTAACAAAAATAATCTCGCCTGCTCTTTCCCTATTGATATAAATATCATACCTTGGCACTAACGGCACTTTGTCTTGATTTAACGCCAGTTCTTTATAATGCTCTGGCAATAAATGTTGAAGATAAGGGATGTTTTCTTCGAAAGATTCAACGGCAAAAGTAATCATCTTGAAGTCCTTATGTCGATAACTAAATGAATGCGCTCCTCGCCACTATTGTTAATAACTTCATGTTGTAGCTTGTTGTTAAACCACCAGATTGATCCTTGTTCCATATAAACCTGCTCATCGCCAGCGATAAATACAACGCCTGGTGAACTTTGTAAAACAATATGAAAACGACTGTAATAGTCAGCATGGCTTGGCGTATCGGCATGAGAATAAATTCTGCCGCCTGGATTGACTTTGTTAATGATGCATCGGCCTAATCTTTCGCCTTGCACCATTGTCATCAACGGCATAATTAAATCACGGGCTTCGTGCAGTTCTTTGTATTCTGGCCGGTCATAATTTTCATGCTCATCAAAAGTTGACAAGTGATTTTTTAATTCTTCTTCCGTTTCATGTACTGAAATTGGCGGAAATCTTAATAAAATTGACTCAACATCACCAAACGGCCCTTGGGGGTAATCTCTTAGATAAGTATCGGCTTTCCATAATTCAGGACGGCGTTTTATTGCTAAAAGCAATGGTAAAACATTAACGCCCGTTGCTAATTTTTGAAAGTTATTCATGCTTTTCCTTCTATTCGTAGGTTCTAAAAGTTATTCCATTAAGTTCAAAATAATATTTGTAGTTACCGTGCTGGTAAGTCACATTGCCATTCGGGTAAATATCACAACGCCCGATTGTATGAGATGTTGAGGTATTAGCCGTGCCGACAGTAAATGTCAAAATCTTGCGTGGTCTGTAACCTTCTGGCAATACAAATATTATATCACCGGCGGCAGGTGAACCTGTTGGATATTGTATTAAGCCTTGAATATGCACAGTGCCCGATGCATTGTCTTTCCAATACTGCGCATCTTCAAAGCCTGAGCCGAAGTTATTCCAGCCAGTGCCTAATGTTGGCAATGCTGGTTCTTCAACACGAAAATACGCAACGACACGTGTAAACCATTGCACCCACGGCAATATACCGGAAATTGGCGCATCGTGAATAGGAGGCTGTGGGAAGCGATACATTACTTATTAGCCTCGGTTGCTTCTATAACGCCTTGAATTAAAACAAACTTTACAGGGTCGGTCATGCGGATTTTAAATACAAAATCCCTAGCCCATCCCAGCCTTCGCCATTCAGCACGGCGGTGAAAGTGGCCAAGTTCGCCAATGGTGGCCCATAAATCAGCACCCCATGTATGGCCGCCATCACGGCTGATCGATAGCATAATCACAGGATTACTACCCAAAATGCTTGTATCACCAACGCCACCTTCCATATCTAGCCTTAAACGACGAATTCTCACTTTATTACGGCCAGTTGTAAAAACATGACCACTTGAAATTTCTCGTTCGATTGGTGCGCCGTTGTCTGTAAATGCGTCTTGAGAAAAATAAGACAATTGACCGTTTGCATAATTGCTTAAAATCAATTTATTACCAAAGGCTACGCATAAATCGCCAAAGTGACGAGTTAAACCATAACTTGTGAGCTGTGACCATGCGTTGGACATAACATCATAAAGCCATGTTTTAGCTTCAGATTGAAACGTAATCTGATAATAAATGCGACCATTTAACGTATAACCAAACGCCACGGCATCCGATGGTGAAGCGTATTTGTTAAAAAGGTAGTCAATGTCAGGTGTTGAAACTTGCACTATTTGATAACCTTGTAATTGCCCAACAAACAAAGCCCCATGTTTATTTCGGAATAATCCGGTAATGTAATCACCACATCGAGCTAGGGACCATCTTGCAGCCAATCCTGAAGGCGAAGGCGCACCGTTTACACGGCTAAATGGGAAAGCTAATTCACCAGAGTTAACCCATATTTCAACTGAAGAACTGCCTAACAATGCCAAATAACCTTTATCAGCCATTACAGCCATTAAATTATCGGGGTTACTTTCAGCAGTAGCAAAATCTAAAGCGTTCCAAGTCAAGCCGTCATATTGACCTGAAATATAAAATTGAGCAGTATTAGCGCGATTGACAATAAAATAAGAATCTAAAAATGTAACCGTATCAGCGCCGCCAGTTGGTAATGATGCAGTAATACTAGTTAATGTGTTTGTGCTGGTGTTGTAAATATAGCCATAAACGCCCGCAACAATGCATAGTTCAGTGCCATTATTTGCCATACTAACCCGACCATCAATATCGGTAGGATTAATCGTGGTTAATGATTTTTTAAGCGTTGCTGTACCATCTCCCGCAATAGCCCATAAATCGCCACGCTGAACAACATAAAGCACATTATTAGACTCAACCCAATGCATACCTCTGCATGGTTGTGATGATGCTGTAGAAAATAAAACAGTACCAGGTGTTCCATAAGCCACTATTGCGGCTTTATCTGCTTGTACTTGAACATCATAGTAGACATTCAAGCGATGCATTGCTGTTATGTTTGGCGATTTTGATTGCTGACCTAATCCAAATAATTGTATTTCTTGCGGCATATTTATTGACCTGTATAGATATTAAATCTTCGCTTTCCGCTTACTGTTAAAGCAGCGGGGTCAATTTGCAAGGTTAAAGGCCGTTTGTTCGTGCGTTTCAAACTAGCTTTAGCCGCAATAGCTAACGCAATAACGTCTTGACCCGCGCTAACTTGATATTCCGGCGCTAGTTCTACTGCTAGGCTATATTTTAGCGCCCTTTCGTAGCCTGGTGGCAATGTTAAATTATCAGTTAATGAGGCAAAATTAGTTAAAGGCTTTCGACTATAAAGATTGATTGTTGACGCAGTTGATGGCACTGGATACATATACAGATTAGCCAGTACCGGAGATGCTTTATCTAAATAGAAATATTCAGGATAAACATTCTGTAATGTTTTTAATTTAATAACTGCATAGTCATCATAATCAATTGGCAAGACTGGGTAGTCAGTGCCGTTAACTGTGACAGTTGCCGCTTCAATATTCATTGGCACTGATGTAGCGAAATCACCAGAAAGCCCAATAGTATGAGGATTGTGTGCAGGTATGCAAGTAAATTGCTCACGGGTAACGTGATACAACATTAACGACTCATTCGACCAGCCGTCAATCATTTGATTCAATGATTCTAAAGCATCGTTTGCTTCGTCATTTGTTAAAAAAACATCAGTTGATGCAACTTGCAATAGCCTAAGAGCGCCGTTAATTATCGTTTGAGCTGTTGCCATTTATTAAGCCTATAGTGTTAAATTATTTTATTACGCCCAAACCCTTGAAGGTGTTTTTGGTTCGATTTTGTAAGTATCTAAAACAGGTATTTCTTCACCCGCTCTGACATTCACATGATAGCCGTCTATTGCTGCAAACGCTGGGTATTCATTGCCATCTTCATCTTTCAGCATTTTACCTGTTGGTTTATGAATAACACCTACAAAGTCAATAGAAACTAGTCCTGTAGATACTAGAACTACACTTCCAGATTCATCTTCTACTTCAGTTAAGAAACCTAGATTAGTTAAGACATCTTCAGCTTCGGCTTGGTCTTTAAACTTTAAGCAATAATCAATCATGCTGTTAACCCTTGTAATGTGCCGTTAGGTAAACGTGTTGGATAGTATTTAAAGGATTGGATCCAACCGTTTAAATAAAATGTAGACCCTGCTGTACTTCCGAAAGCTAGCTGATTAACTGTTGGTAGTGTGACGGAAGTGTCATCTACACCAAGTACACCATTCTTAGCATAGTTTGCATTATTTAACGCAAACGCCACACAATATTTTGCGTTTCCGATTAACCCAGTTGAAACAGGATTCATTTGTAATACGCCAGCAGTTGTAATGTTTGACGGTCTGTCTGTTCCGTTATTCCATTGGATAGTTCTTATAGCATTACTTACAGTCCCATCAGTAATAGAATAGACAGTGTTAAAGCTACTTGTATTAGTAAAACTCACCGCAGCATAAATAGTCCCTTCACTCTGGTTATACCAACTACTAAAGTTACTACCCTCCATTGAAGCACTATCTGCCACACGAGTTACGGTAGCTGAGGTTGTTGGAATGTATGAGGTTGGGAAAGCGCCTAGTTCATACTGAATACCCCAGATAGCTATATTTTTACCCGTATCTGGCACACTTGAGTTATTTGCGACTACACCAGATATAGCAAGTGACCTTGAGCCACCGTCTGTAGCTCCGTAAGTAAAACTTACTGATACTTGGTAA